CATTAAATCAATTTCCTAAAAATATTCAAAAAAATGTAATGGTTGGTGCAATAAGAGCTTCCGCAAATGTAGTAAGAGATCAAGCTAGAGCTAAAGTTCCTAAAAAAACTAGAGAACTAGAAAAAAGTATTACCACAATTAGAAGAAGTAGTGAAAAAGGTCAAGTTAGATTTAGTGTAACTCCTGCAAAAGGTAAAAATAAAGCTGGTTGGAGAGCTCACTTTATAGAATTTGGAACTTCAAAAATGAGTGCAAAACCTTTTATGAGACCAGCATTTGAACAATCAGAGAATGAAAGTTTAAATGCTGCAAAAGAATATATAGCAAAAAGAATACCACAAGAAGTGGCAAAGGCTAAGTAATGACTGAATCACAAGTATATAAATTATTACAAAATGATGCAACACTAAAAACACTAATTAGTGGAAGAGTTTATCCACTTGTTGCACCACAAAATACAATTAGCCCCTACATCACTTATAGAGTGGTTACGGGGCTTAAAATCCAATGTTTAGGGGGTCAAATATTTCAAGGAGATTATCGTATGCAGTTGGATTGTTATAGCAAAACTTACAGCAATGTAAAAGCTATTAGTCAAGCGGTGAAAAGTTGCTTAATAGGATTTATGGATTCACATAATATTAATATTATGGATGACTATGAAGATGAAACACAACTTTTTAAACAAATTATAGATTTTAAAATTAAAGACAAGGAATAAAAAATGGATCGATTATCAGTAGTAGAATCACAAGGTACTCAAGCATACCTTTTACCAGTAGGAACAAGCGTATCAGATGCAGCAGCAATCAAAACAGCTATTGCAAGTGCAAAACAAATTAATTGTTTAATGGATTTAGGTGACATTTCACTTGGCAGTAGAAGTGTTCAAGAATATACTTGTATGAGTTCAGACAATGCTTTCAAAAGCTTAGGATCTGTTTCATTAGCAAATGTATCACCACAACTTTTATTTAAACCAGATGATGCAGTTGGTCAAGCTGACCTAAGAAGTATGTGGGATTCAAACACAAGAAGAATTATGGTTATTGCATTAAATGACCAAATTACTCCAACAACTGGAAATCCAACATATATTACTTTTGAAGCTGCTATCAGCTCACCAACTATGGGGATAGCTAAAGACAATGCAGTAATGTACAATCCAACAATTGAGATTTGTACTAAACCAGCATTAATCTTAGCTTCTTAAGGTTTAGGGCGAGTTTTTGTAGTTGTCTCGCCCTTAATAAGGTAAAACTACACACAACAATTACAAAGGAAAAACAACACAATGAATAGAAGTGAATTTTTAAAAGCAGTTACAGTTAAACATGAAACTATAAAACTTGAATCAATAGAAATGGAAGTAACTATAAAAGAGCCAACTATTACTGAAAGTCAAAAAATAGAATCAGTTAGACAAAAAGTTTTAAGTGGTGCAGCAACAAATCAAGATTTAATCATTGAAGCTTGTAGATATGCAATGGTGGAGCCTGAATTTTTCACAGATGATGAATTAGCAAATATTTCTGCAACTGGAATGGGAATACTTACTGAAATTTATATGAGATTGCCTGAAATAGGTATGAGTGAAAAACAAAAAGAAGATTATAGAAGTAGATTAATCGAAAGCTTTAACAATGGATTATCAAAAATTCTATCAGATGAAGAATTAGAAAAAAAGCCGAGCAAGAAAAAAGGTTTAGATTTAAATTAACAAAAGAGTTAAGTTATCGAACAGTCGAAGAGCTTGAAAATTCAATGAGTTTAAGAGAACTTTATGATTGGTATGAATATTACTCGAATGAGCCTTTTTTCGCAGATAGAATTGAAATACAACTAGCGACAATCTGTACGATGATTGCTGGGTTTGGAAGCAAATCAAAATCTAAACACGATGACTTTATGATAAGAAAGAAAGAAAAGCCTATCTTGTCACAAGAAGAGAGAAATAAACAGCTTATAACAGCTTTTAAAAATTTATAAAATATATAAAAGGAAAGAATATGGCACAAACGCTCGGTACTCTATTAGTAGATATTAAAGGTGATACAACACAACTTATTCAAGGATTTAATAGAGCCGAGAAAGCAGTAACTAAAACTACTCAAACAATGGGTAGTGCAGTTAAAGTATTAACTGGAGTATTTGCTTCACTTCAAGCCATAGATTTAGCAAAAGGATATGCTAAACAAGTAGATGAAATTCAAAATGTAAATAATAGATTAGGTCTTGTTGTTAAAACAAATCAAGAACTATCAGCAGTGCAAAAAAGCCTATATGAACAAGCACAAAAAAATAGTGCATCATACACAGCAACTGCTGATTTATATACTAGAATGGCTAACAGTACAAAAAATCTAAAATTATCACAAGAAAAACTTTTAAATATTACTGACTTAGTAAATAAATCAATGGTTATTAGTGGTACTAGCACAGCAAATCAAAAAATACTATTAGAGCAATTAAGTCAAGCATTTAGTTCTAACTTCCAATCTGTTGGTCAAGAATTTAATACTATGAAAGATCAGGCTCCTAGACTTTTTGATGCAATTCTGCAAGGTACTTTAGAAACAAATAAACAATTCAAAGAAATGGTAGATAGAGGTGAAGAAGCAACAGCTGTATTCAAAAAATGGGCATCAGATGGAAAGCTATCAAATAAAATAATTATTGATGCTTTAGCATCACAAGGGGTAGCTTTAACTTCTGATTTTGATAAGATGGTTAAAACAATTGAGCAATCGGTTGTAAAAGCTCAAAACTCACTACAAAAATTAATATCTGATTTTGATAAAGCAAGTGGCGTAAGCAAATCAATATCAAGTACAATAAGTGATATTGCTGATTCAATAGATAACTTAAGCCCTGAAAAAGTAGAAAAATTAGCAGAAAATTTTAAAGAAGGTGCAATAGCAGTAGCAACAGCTTATGGATCTATAAAACTTGCAATAACTGCTATGAATGCTTATAGTTTTGCATCAGAAAAAGTTATTGGTTGGAATAAAGCAAGTATTGAAATAGAAAATGCAAAAACAAAAGCAATTAGCTTAGGAGAACAAGCAACAAAAGCTAGAAAACTAGCAGATGAAGCACTTAATGTATCAAGACAATCAGGGCTTGTTATTGCACAAAATAACTATCAAATGCTAAATAAAGAAGCTTCTAAGTTAGAAGAAGCAGCAAAAAAACAACAAGCATTAAGTTATCAAATTGAAGCAACAGGAAAAAGTTTTAGTATAGCAGCTATTGCTTCAAATGCTTATAAAAGTGCTTTAGCATCAATTCCATTTATAGCAATATCAGTAGCTATAGGAGCGGTGGCAACTGCTTTACTAAGTGCATCAAGAGCTAGTCAAACTTTAGAGGGTACTTTAAAATCAACTGGAGAAGAATTAAAAAAACTTACTAATAATCAGCTTCAATACAGAAAAGAATTACTAGAGCAAGAGTTAATCCAAACTAGATTAGATATGGCTAATGCAAAAGCTAGAGCTGCAAAAAGTAGTGCTACTGCAGAAGATAAAGCTGAAAGAGATGAAGCGGTTAAAAATTTTGAAGAACAAACTCAAAAACTAAGAGAAATTAAACAGATACAAGATGAATTAGCTAAACCAACTAAAGGAACTAATTCAACAAGTGGAACAACTAGCGGAGATGGAAAGAATAAAAAAACTCCACTAAATGATGAACTTCAAGGAATCATAGATAAATCAGTATTAATCAAAAGAAAATACGATGAATTAATGGAACAGCTTAAAAGTTCAGGAAATGCAACAGCAGAAAACATTAAAAAGCTAAATGATGCACAAGCTGAAGAAATCAAATCTTTAAGTAAAGATGAAATCAAAGAAGCTAAAAAATCAGCAGATGAACAAAAAAAGATTTTAGAAGATAAACAAAGTCAATATTATAATTATTATGAAAAAATAAAAGACTACGACAAGCTTTGGATTTTAGAAGAGCAAAAATTAAGAGAAGAAAATAAGTATCTTAAACAAGATGAAATAAATAAGCTTTTAGAAGTTCATAAAAAATCATTTAGAGAAAGATATGAAACTGAAAAAGAATATTTATCAGCCGAGGAATGGGAAAACTATTTTTTAAAAATAGGTGATTATGAAAATGCTTGGTTAATTAAACAAGCGGAATTGTATGCTAAGTATGGAGATAGTTTAGGTGAAAAGCTTCCTAGATTTATGGAAATTTGGAGAAAAGATTATTTTGACAAAATTAATGAAGAAAATAGCAAATTGTCTGATGAATTTTTTAAGTTTAAATTAGAATTTGATACGAATGGATTAAATGATTTAGGAAAATCGTTATATACAATTAGAGATGCAACAGAAGAACTAGGAAAAGAACAAAAGCTATATAACGATGCAATATGGGAAGCTAGACAGCATGGAAAAGATACTGCAAAAATTGAAGAACAACATACTCAAAATCAATTGATAGGTTATTCAAATATAGCTGGAGCTATGAGTACGATGTATGAAGAAGGCAGCAGACAGGCTACAGCTTTCCAAGCAATACAAACAACTTTAGCATTAATTGAAGCAACAAGAGCAATAGTTAGTCAAGGAACAGGTGATCCATATACTGCAATTCCTAGAATGATAGCAATGGCAGCAATGGTAACATCACTACTTAGTAATGTAGGTATTGCTTTCGGAGCAAATAAAATGACTAGCTCGAGTGATGCTTTTAGTTCAATGGCAATCAATGAAGGAAAAGGAACTGTAATTGGTGATAGCGATAAGGTTTCTCAAAGTATTACAAAGTCACTTGATATATTAGAAAATTTTGCAGAGCCACAATTCCAAACTTTAGTTTCAATGAATAAGTATTTAGCAAATATTTCTAACGCTATGGGTGGAGTTACTACATTGTTAGTGAGAAATGCTGGATTTGGATTAGGACAAGGTTTTACTCCTACTGAAACTCCTTGGAAAAACAAAATAGGTGGAAGCACTCAAACATTTGGCGGAATAGCTATGAATGCTGGACTTGGAGCATTATTTCCAGCTTTAACAGTTAGTTCAACACTTGCTGGAGTTTCAGGATTATTTGGTACTGCTGCTGGAGGTGCTTTCACAAGTGGAGTAAGTGGTTTACTTGGAGCTGGTGCAAGTCAAGCACTAACAGGTGCTTTAGTTGGAACTGGTGTAGGTCTTGTTACTATGCTTGTAGATAAGTTCATTCTAGGCGGAGTAATAAATAAAGCAATAGGTAGCGTATTGGGTGGATTATTTGGGAAAACAAAAGTTTCTCAATCACTAGAAGATTCAGGTATTTATTTTGCTGATACATTACTAGGAAATGCGATTGAAAGTATTGATGGTGCATTGTATCAAACTATAAAAACAGTTACTACTAAAAAATCTTGGTTTAGTAGTTCATCTAGTACAAGATTTGATACTTACTTTGAGAGTATGGATAATGAACTTGAAAGACAATTTAGCTTAGTTTTAAGAAATCTTTATATGGTATCTGTTGAAGCTGGTGCTGGTCTTGATGTAGCATCTAATGAATTAACAAATAAACTAAATAGCTTTGTAGTTAAATTTGGGAAAATATCTCTTAAAGGTAAAAATGCAGATGAAATACAAGAAACTTTAGAAGGTGTATTTAGTCAAATTAGCGACAATATAGCAGAATATTTATTCCCAGCACTAATTGATTTTCAAAAAGTAGGTGAAGGCTTATTTGAAACTATGACTAGGGTTTCAACTGGAATGGAAGAAGCAGAGTTTTATATTTCAAGACTAGGAAGTGCATTTAGCGACTTAAATTATCTTTTAATTAACAATAAACAAGGTGATGTAGGTTTTGAAGCATTACTTCAAAGTATTACAAAAGTAGAAGAAAAACTATACCCTACAAATAATAATCTTCTTAAAATGATTGAAAACTTAGATTTAACAGCAGAAGAACTTTATCAAGTTTATGTGACTTTAGAAGAGTTAAGAGATAGATTAATATTTTTAAGACAAGAAGCACAAGGGTTATCTAGCTCTATGATTTATGGTGCTGGAAGTGTTTCTGATTTACAAAAAGGATTTGATTCTTTTTTTGAAAACTTCTTAAGTGATAGTGAAAAATTAGTTTATGAGACAGAACAATTAATTGAAGAATTTAATAAACTTAATATTGCACTTCCAGCTTCAAAAGAAGGATTTAAAGACTTACTTTCTGGTTTAGATTTAACAACAGAATCAGGACAAGAACTTTATGGAAGACTAATTATTTTAAGTGAAAGTTTTGCTAGTGTAGCAGATAAAACTGCTGAAAGCATAGCTAAACTAGAATCAGAACTGTCTGCATTAGGTCAAAATGGCTTAAATGAGTTGTCTTTAAGTTTTGATGGATTATTTAATGCAATCAAAGGTTTAAAAGAAATAGCAACTTCATTTATAGATAGTTTTTCTTCAAGCTCACTTGGAAATACAAGAGATCAGATTAAAGAGTATAACAAACTAAGAAAACAATTCAACTCGTTTTTTGATGCAAGTGGGAATTTAAATGCAAATGTAACAGAAAAAGAAGCCAAAGAACTATATTCAAAACTTTCAGGTCTTGGAACTGTAATAGGAAAATCACAACAAGAATTACAAAAAGATTTAGTTAGCCAATTTGAATTAGATTTATCAAAACTGGATTTAACAGATCAAATTTTAAAAGTAAATATTGTTGATGGTTTAGCTGATTTATTAGGATTAACTAAAGAGCAAAAAGAAGAACTTGAAAAAGTAGCTAAAGATGGAAATATTACAAATAAAGAATTAAACAATATTGGAACTTTAACTGAAACACAAAAGCAAGGCATTTTAGACTTTGCAAATAAATCAAATTATTTTTCTACAGAAGAAACCTTGTCATATCTTACAGAATATTCAAGAATGCAGTTGGAAATGTTTAAACAACAACAAGCTGAAGAAACAGAAGGCTTAACAAGTAAAACTCTAAACTATGGAGATTATATTGGAAAACAAGAGCAAATAGATATTGCTAAAAGATTAGGTGTAAGCTATGAAGCAGCTAAACCTGTAGTAGAGCAATTACGAAATTTAACAATAAGTAAAGATGTTGTTGGAGATATAAAGAAAATAGTAGGTTTTGATGGCGAAAATATTACTAATTGGAATGCTTGGAATCAACTTGCAGCTTTTGATCCTGAATCATCAATAGATATTCAAAAAATAGGAAATCAAATACAAGCTGAAGGTCAGGCAAATAAAGAAGCAAGACTAAGAAGAGAATGGGAAGAAGCTAGAGCTAAGTTTTATGCAATCTATAATCAAGCAGCTAATAATACAAATATCCAAAAAGCAGAATATGATGAAGTAAATTATGCTATGAGTACTTTTAGAAAGGCTCATAAAGACTGGTGGACTTCTATTGATGAATATAGAGCTAATGCAATTTTAAATAAATATGGGCTTGGATTTAATACAAGTGAAAAAAGAGGTGAAAACTGGAATCAGGTTGGATATAACCAAGGAATTGCATTAAGAGACCGACAGTATAATGAATATATTGCTGCTATAAATTATCTTAATCAACTTGAGTACCAAAAACAAATAAATGGATATGCAGTTGGTGCTACAAATATCCCTTATGACCAAATTGCACAAATACATCAAGGTGAAATGATTATTCCAAAAACATTTTCAGAAGGATTAAGAACTGGTGAATTATCACTTAGTGCGACTTCTCCAAATGTAAACTTTAGCAATTTTAATTTAATGGAAGGAATAAAAGAAACTATGCAAGATATGTTTAAATCAATAAGTGAATATCCAAAAAAAACTCATGATTTATTAGATGATGTAATCAATGGTAGAGCAGAAATGAGAGTGAAAACAATATGATAGGATTTTCACCAAAACCAATAAATTTGAATTATTCAAGTATTCCTTTAGAAAATATATCTGAGTTTAATAAAAACTCTAATTATGTTTTAGGAGCTATTAGAAAATATGGAAATAATAAATATATAGCTCTCGATGACATACCTCAAACAGTTCATCATGTTTGGAATGATACAGATCCAATGGATATTTATGGATTTGATTTATATGAAAATTCAAAAATACCAAATCCTAAAAATGTATATATTCAATCAGGAATAACTTTAGTATATGTTATGTCTAGTAAAAAGTATTTTAGAGCAAAACATACTGGTTACATAGACTATACTATACAAACTGAATCTAGTACTTATTTTGATAATCTAGGAACAAATCCAATTCCTCTATATAGAACAAAACTTGACTATCCAAATGGTAAAAAAGATACCTTGTTTTGGGGATATGAGGGAGTATTGAATAGATATATTATGCTTGATGAGATCATAAATAAGCAAACTTTAAATGATAGAAAAAATTATACTAATAAAGAAGTAATATTTTCTGGAAATACATGCTTATTAAGTGAATCATTATCTAATGAAATTTATGAGCAAGATAAAATAAAAATTATTGGTACTACATTAAACAATGGATATTATAAAATTATATCTATTGCTGAAAATAGATTATCTTTTATTATTGAAGAAAGCTTTACAGACGAAAGTATAACTTCAAATATTTTTTTCTTTACACAAACATATATTAAATTTGATAATTTAGGCATAGATAGAATTGCTTTTTTTAATACAATAGCTGAAAAAATAGAAATTAGAATATTTACGGGTGCTAATACTATAGTGCAAAATATCAATATGGTTGATTCAACTTGGATTAATACATTTGAACTGTTTTGTTTTAATGAGCCTACAAGACTATTAAGTACTGTTCAAGAAATTTTACCAACATATACACAACAATTTGAAATAACATTCTTTGGAGATACTCAAAAAATTGGCGAGATAATGATAGGAACAGCATCAGATCTCGGAGAAGTGGAAGATAGTATGGGGATTGATGGAAAAATTTATACAAACTTAGAGGAGGCAACAAATGGAGATATTTATGTGGAAACCGATTTAACACAAAATGATATTTTAGATAGAAAGCAATTTACAATGGTGGTAGATACTCTAAGAGTAGAATACTATAAAAATCACATAAAAAGCTTACTTGGTAAACCTATTGTTATATCAGGTAGCGATAAAGACAATGATAATATCTCATCATTGCTTACTTATGGTTTCATAAGAGATTATAGTTTTAAACCAAAATTTAAAGATGAAAAATCAACATATACATTCGAAATAAGGGAGTTTAAAGAATGGCAGTCATAATACCACAAGTTACAAATTGGTCAGTAACACCACAGAACGGAGTAGAAGGATATTTTACTCTAATGAATACATGGATTTTTGAAAGCACAAATGTAATTAGTACATTAAATAGTGCAATAGTAGAAATTAACAAAAGTAATATTGAAGCAAACACAATTAATAATAATGTAAATACAAAGGCACAACAAGTATCAACAGATGCAACAAGTGCATCTAGTAGCAAAACTTCTGCTGCAACATCAGCAACTAATGCTTCAAATAGTGCAACTACTGCAACAACAAAAGCTGCTGAAGCTTCATCAAGTGCAACAAGTGCTGCAACATCAGCAACTACTGCAACAACAAAAGCTAGTGAAGCTAGTGCTAGTCAGTTAGCTGCAAAAACTAGCGAAACAAATGCAAAGACTAGCGAAACAAACTCAAAAGCTAGTGAACTTGCTGCTAAGACTAGCGAAACTAATTCTGCAATTGATGCAGAAAGAGCAAGAGTTTATGCAGAAAGTATTAATACTGTAAGGTTTTCAGAAAAAATATTTGATAAGCCAAGCAAAGGGGCATTATTTATTAAAGTATCTCCTTCTAGTATAAAAATACCTACTGGATTTAAAGTTGGAGTTGGTGCTGAAAGCTTTAAGCTATCAACAGATTATACACTTAGTTTAGCAACTAATTTAATAATACCTGAAACAAAAACAGCTGGAACAGATTATTATGTTTATGCAACATCAACAGGAACATTTTATATTAGTTCAAATGAAAATATTTCTATCGATAGACTAATAGGTGGATTTCACTATGGTTTAACAGGAGAAACTGAAGCACCAACTGGAAATAAAAATGAAGCTGATATGGTAAAAATCAGAGGAATCAACTCTTACTCATTCTGGGATTTAAAATATAGACCTGTTGCATCAACTAAGGGAATGGTTAATATTGGTAAGAGATG